TAGCAGGTTCGGGTCCTGCAAGCTGGACATATGTATTAACACGTCGTGCTGATGCTGCTGTATACACTGAATTAATTCATGCTTCTGTATTCGTAGCAGAAGGTACACATGCAAATTCTGGTTGGACACAAACAAATGAATATTTAACTTCATTCGCTGGTCAAGTATGGGTTCAGTTCTCCGGTGCTGGCGCTTATGTTGCTGGTGATGGTGTTAATATTTCTGGTACAGTTGTTTCGACAGTTATCAGTAACGGTCTTAAGTATGTGACAGTTGGTGGCGACCAAGCTATTACACTTGACATCGCTGGCGCTCTTGCTATTAATGATACTGGCGGTCCTTTAACATTGGTACTTGATGCAGCGGGTGGTTTAACACAAACTGCTGTCGCAGGTCAATTAGGTATTAAGTCCGGTGGCGTAACAAACGGAATGCTCGCAAATTCTGCAATCACACTAAATGCTGATGCAGGTTCTGGAACAGTAAGCTTAGGTGGAACAGTGTTAATTCAAGGCACGGCACTACAAGGTATTTCAACTGCCGTAACAACAGGTAGCACATATACTGTTACAGCGGCAGATGCCACAGTAAGCACAAAGGGTGTTGCTAGTTTCAATACAGCTTCGTTCACAACAGCGTCTGGTGCAGTTTCGCTTAAGACAGTTGACGTAGCACATGGTGGTACTGGTGCAGTTTCATTCACATCTGCCCAACTATTGTTTGGTAATGGTACAAGTGCAATACAATCCGATGCTGGTTTAACATACGTTGCTGGTGCTAGTGATACATTGACACTTGGTGGTGCTAATGGTGGTACATTTGTTGCTAATGGCACAGATTTGTCAATCACTTCTACTGCTACTAACTCGAACATTGTACTTACTCCTAATGGAACTGGTGCAGTTGTTATCGGACCAGCAGGTGCAGGTATATTGCAATCAGATGCAGGTACACCATTAAATATTCAAGGTAATACAACATTAACATTAACAGCCGTAACAGGTAATGTTATTGTAGCATTAACTGGTTCTAGCAACTATGTAAATATTTCTGGTCCAACAGCATTACAATATGCAGCAGCAATCGCAGCAGTTCCAACAGCATTAACCAACAAGCAATATGTTGACGCCGCAATTGCGTCCGGTGCTTCGGCTGGTGCAGTTAAGTCCTTCCAGGCAGTTGTTGATCTAAGTACAAATGGTACAACAGCAATTGGTACAGCAATGCCAGCAGGTGCAACAGTTCTATCTGTTAAGGTAGTAGTTGGATTAGCTGATGCAGCAGCAACATTGTCAGTTGGTAAGGCACTTGCCGTAGCAGCTTACATGACAACTGGTGAGAATGATACACAGAATGCAGGAATGTACATGGCAGAAACTTTTGTTACAGAAGCTGGTTCAGTCCAAGTTAATGCAACAGTCGCTTCTACAGCTGGTACATCTGGTTCTACAGCAACAGTGATCTTCACATACCAAGTAGCACAATAAGCTAATAACTAACTTAGGTTAGGTTAGTTCAATCCAAAAAGCCCAGTTTAATACACTGGGCTTTTTCTATAAATATTATACTACATTATATTGGAGATATAATATGAACAAGATTCTTAAAGATTTATTTACAGGCCCAGATGGGAAGACTCATGATCCTGCACGCTGGTTATGGATAATTGGTATAGTTGCATTTATTGGATTCGCAGGATTTGAGGTATACAAGTCGGGTAAATTTGATATGATGAACTACGGATTAGCCTATGCTGCATTATTAGGTGGCGGTGCTGCGGGTGTTAAAGTGAAAGAAAGTACAGAACCGAAAGCATCAGTTTAAGATTTATTGAGTTCGAGAATACTTAAGAATAGTTTGATATATAGTATACATTGATAAGTCTATCTTATCTTTTATTTCTTTTGCAGAATAGCCCTGTTTATGTAGATTTACTATTTCTTTTTTCTTATCGTAATTATTAAATCTTTTTTCGGTATTTTCTCCAATGGTTAACCACTGTAGATTATTGATATTATTGTTATCTTTGCTCGTGTCTTTATGATCGATTACATAATTGCCTTCCGGTTTCTTAGGTCCGAAGTTATTCATAACTAATGGATGAATCATATGAGTTTTTATGATCTTATTTTCTATTAAATTTACATTTAAGTATCCATCGCCGTTTTTAGATAATTTCAATAATCTATTAAATCTTAATGATTTAATTTTCCCAGTATTACTAACAGAATAATTTTCATATCCTGATATAATTTTCCATTCTTCCATATATCTCCAATAATGTTGCTCACTAACATTATTTATACATTACAAAAATATTGTCTATAAAATATGAATATGTTGCACTGCCAGGTAAATACTATTACACTACAAGAACTGTGCTCATGGTGAGACAGTAATTGCAATAGTGGCCACAATGGCACTCAATAAGGAAACTAAAAATGTTCACAACTCCAAAAACCCCACAAGAATTTTTCAAAGCAGCAACCGACTTTTTCGCGATTGTCCCAAAGACACCCGAAGATGCAAAGGTAGTAATGGAAAAGGTACAAAATATACTTAAGACTGAATATGAAAATGGTCAAGATATGGTCAAGACATATCAGAAGACTATCCTAGGTAATGCTACAGCCAATGAATTAGCTGACGCAAATAAGAAGGCTACAGAATTAGCAAAGTTTACTGCTTTCGCTGGTTTAGTTGCTATCCCTGGTGCAGTATTTGTTCTTCCAGCTATTGTTGAGAAGGCAAAAGAACACAAGATTGACTTAGTTCCTAAGTCAGTAGCCGAACAATTCAATATCTAATATATTGATTATATTAAAAGGGGCTCCGGCCCCTTTTATTTTGACTTTAATAAAATTAGATAAATACACATATGAGAATAGTAGAAATTTTATTACCGCCAGGAACTTCAGATAGAAGCCTATCACCGCAGCAATCTAGAAAGATCGATGCCTTGCAAAAGCGTATGGATGGCTATGTTGACAAAATTATGAGTCCTAGTACATCTGTTGCCGGAAGAGAATTCTTAAAATCACGTTTACGTGATGACTATTATGCATTGAAAGATCTTATTCCGGGTACTAATAATATAGCAGAAGCAGTACATAAATTACCACTAACTCCGAAAGATTTTGAGTTAGTTAAGAAAATAATGGAGCGTCCAATCCCTGCAGCAATTGCACCGATCTATATAATGGAAATTATAGAAGATGATGAACTCTATGATCAGCTTAGATCCATTGAAGAATCCGAACCAGGTCGCGATGTTCGCCCATTGATAGTAGAATGGTTCAAAAGAGTAATGCCCGATCAAATGCATCGTTTCGGAGAAGAAGTTGCAAGTGAGAATTTAACCAAGGGTATACTTTCTCCAATTCACGGATATGATCCTAAGCAGTACAAGGGATCCAACGAACCTATAACAGGCAATGCCTACGGAATGTTTTAATGGCCTACTCAGAACAAGTTATTGATCACTATGAAAATCCACGTAATGTGGGTAAAATGGATGGGGCCGATTTAGATGTAGGCACAGGAATGGTTGGTGCGCCAGCGTGCGGCGACGTAATGAAACTACAGATAAAAGTAAACCCAGCTACAGGTATTATCGAAGATGCAAAATTCAAAACCTACGGTTGTGGATCAGCTATTGCCTCGAGCTCATTAGTCACAGAGTGGCTTAAGGGTAGATCTCTCGATGAAGCAGGGACTATTAAAAATTCCCAAATTGCAGAAGAACTTGCTTTACCTCCAGTAAAGATTCATTGTTCAATTCTTGCAGAAGATGCAGTAAAGGCAGCAATTGCCGATTACAAGGGCAAGGAAGTAGCCCGCTGTGCTTGTAAATAAGAAATCCTTGACTATCACGAACGTTATTGCTATACTAGCTTAACCGCTAAGTAAAGCACTACAAGTTCAAGGAGTCAAATGGCTAAATTATCACCAGAAAATGTTGCACGACTAAAACAGTTGATTGCAGATGGAGTTCAGGTATTGCAGGAATGTGAGGATCTGAAAGAAGGATTAAGCGAGACAGTAAAAGCTATCGCTGAAGAACTAGAAGTAAAACCCGGTCAGCTAAACAAACTTATCAAGATCTGCCAGAAGGGAGATATGAATGATAAGAGGGAAGCGTTCGATGAACTCGAAGAACTATATAAGGCTGGGGGTCTGGGTTAATGTACGTTGACGCTCTTTTTAAAAGGGGCGGTGATAGCGAAACAATTAAGGTAGTAGAGAGAATTAACGGTAAACGTGTTTATCGTGAATTCCAACCTGACTACCATTTCTACCTTACCGATCCAAAAGGTTCCCACAAGACTATTTACGGTGATACCGTAAAGAAGATTGTTCCGCGTACCTACATTGAAAAACAAAAACTAATAAAGACATTATCAGGTAATGTAAAAAAATGGGAATCAGACGTTGATCCTATTTTCCGTTCACTCGAGCATAATTATCATAATGGCGATGCTCCCGCATTAAACGTAGCATTTTTCGATATTGAAACCAGCTTTGATAAAGAAGAAGGTTGGTCAGATGCTGCGGATGCCAATAACTATATCACTGCTATATCAGTACATCTGCAATGGCTGGATGAAATTATCTGTTTAGCATTTCCACCAGAAACACTCACATGGGAAGAAGCAACAGCAATTGCCGAGGACGTGGGCAATACAGTATTGTTCAAGACAGAAGCAGAAATGCTTAACGCATTTATTGATGTTATTGAAGACGCTGATGTATTATCGGGGTGGAATAGTGAGCCATACGATATTCCATATGTTGTAAATCGTATCAAGAAGGTACTAGGTAAGAATGAAGCTAGGAAACTATGTCTTTGGGAACAGATGCCTAAGGAACGTAAGTTTGAACGTGGCGGTAGAGAAGCTCTTACATATGACTTGATTGGTCGTATATCCATTGACTATATGGCAATCTATAAAAAGTACAACTATGAGGAACGTCATAGTTATGCACTTAATGCAATTGCAGAAATTGAATTAGGTGAAACAAAGATTGCATATGAAGGTACGTTAGATGAACTATACAACGATGACTTTAAGAAGTTCCTAGAATATAATATTCAGGATACACGTCTACTAGATAAGCTAGACAAGAAACTACAGTTCATTGACTTAGCAAATTCAATTGCACATTCGAGCTGCGTATTAATCCAGACGACAATGGGTGCGGTAGCAGTTACTGACCAGAATGTATTGATGGAAGCTCATAACAATAATATGATCTGCCCGGATAAGAAACATACACATGAAGAATCTGCAAGTCGAGCAGCAGGCGGGTGGGTTGCAACTCCTAGAAAGGGATTCCACAGATGGATAGGAAGCACTGACATGAAGTCACTGTATCCATCTGTTATTAGAACGCTTAATATGAGTCCTGAAATGATTGTTGGGCAGATCCGTCTAGATCGTACCAACGAAGCAATTGCTATATGGGAAGCAAAGGGTGGTAAGCATACATTCGCATCTTGGTGGAACGATAGATTCCACGTATTAGAGATGGAAGACTTCTATAATGAAGATATTGGTAACAAACTAATACTCGATATGGAAGATGGTTCTGAGTTCGAGATGACTGGCAAAGAGCTTCACGACTTAATCTTCGAGAGTGGACAGCCGTGGTGTATCAGCGCAAATGGTACAATTTTTAAGACAGATAAGGAAGGTGTAATTCCAAGTCTATTGACTCGCTGGTATAATGAGCGTAAGGTGCTGCAAGGCATTATGACAAACTATACTGACATTGAGGACAATGCTAAGATAGAAGGCGTAAAGGTACCTGTGGAATTGTTTACAAATAGTGACATTAGCGATGCTGAACTAAAGGCTAATCCCTACTTAGACGCTGAGTCATACAGGCCTAAAAAATTAAAGGAACTCATTGCTGAAGGCCATACAAAGCGTGTTATTCAGTACATGAATCAACACAATCTAATGGTTAAGGATGGTAAGGCAATTCACAGGGATCAAAAGGACTTAAAGCGTATTATTGGTTTCTGGGATAAGCGTCAATTGGTTAAGAAGATTAACTTAAATTCTGCATATGGCGCTTTGTTGAACGCTGGTAGTAGATTCTTTGATCAACGGCTGGGACAATCAACTACGCTGACTGGTAGAACAATTACTAAGCATATGGCAGCTAAGACAAATGAAATGATGACAGGTGAATATGATCACTATGGTAAATCAATTGTGTACGGTGATACAGACTCGTGCTATTTCTCTGCATATCCAATTCTTAAGGAAGAGATTGAGCATGGTGATATTTTGTGGACTAAGGAAAGCATTGTAGATCTTTACAATGACCTGGCGAAAGCAGTTTCCGCAACCTTCCCGGAATTCTTATTGAGTAATCTAAATGTACCAATTAAGCGTTCAACTGGTGTAATTGCAAGCTCTCGTGAAACTGTTTCTGAATCAGGTATTTGGATTGTCAAGAAGCGTTATGCTTGCTTAATGTATGATAAGGATGGTATTAGACTTGATGTGGGCGGTAAAGTAGGTAAGGTAAAGGCTATGGGACTTGATTTGAAGCGTGCAGATACACCAAAATTTGTGCAACAGTTCCTTAGTGAGATCCTAATGGATACGCTAACAGACAAGGGCGAAAATGCAGTTATCGAAAAGGTGCGTTTATTCAAGGAAAAGTTTGAAGACATGAAGCCGTGGCAGCAAGGTACTCCACGCGCAGTTAATAAGCTTACGCATTATAGAGAGAAACTTGAAGAAGCTGGTCGTCAGAAGTTAAAAGGTGTTGCAGTTGGTAACTTACATGTACCGGGCCACGTTACAGCAAGTCTAGCATGGAATAGATTAAAGGAAGTATATCAGGATCAACACGCAATGAAGATTATTGATGGACAGAAAATTATCGTATGTAAGCTAAAAGAAACATCTGATAATAGACTTACAAGTATTGCATATCCAGTAGACGAGGTACATTTGCCAGAATGGTTTTTAACCTTACCGTTCGATAGCGAAGATATGATGGCAGGCATTGTAGATAAAAAGGTTGAGAACCTATTAGGTGTTCTTAAATGGGACTTGAGTAGAACCAATAAAGAACATGCACACCTAGAAACGCTGTTTGACTTCAGCAAGATGTGAAACGTTTGACATTCGTTACACAATAATATACACTAAACAAAAGGAGATCTTATATGTTATTAGATTCATTAAAAGATATTATCAAGCACACAAGTTCGTTGGGCTTTATTGATATGGTAAAAATTGTAGGTACAGCAGCAGATGCAAAGATTGAAGCAATTGATGCTGATAAGACTGTGGTTGTATTTGGTAGTATGTATCAACCCATTGTGGGAATTGATACTACAGTAGGTTTATCACGCCTCGGCGTATTGAAGGGTTGGATTGACTTTCCTGTATTTTCCGGTGATAAGGCATCCACTGATATTATTACAGAATCACGTAATAATGTTACCGTTGCGACAGGCATTAAGTTTTCTAGTGGCACAGGCAATGTATCAAATTATAGATTCATGAGCGAAGCAATGATTAGCGAACAGATTAAGGTTCCACCATTCAAGGGTGCAACATGGAATGTAACCATTACTCCCGAAAAGAAGAAGATTACAGAACTTTCATACTGCCAGGGTGTTATAGGTGGATATGAAAAGCGTTTTACAGTGAGTATTGACAAGGGTACATTAAACTTCAGTGTTGGCAGTGGCCCTACTGATAATACAATTGTTCCATTTGCCGATAATGTAACAGGCACACTGAAACATCAATGGTCTTGGCCGCTATCGCAGGTTCTTGCTATTCTTAAGTTAAGTGAAACATCTTCCACAACAACTATGAGCTTCTCTGACATGGGTGCATTGAAGATTGATATCGACAGTGGTATTGGCAAATATACCTATATTCTCCCGGCTGGCAAATCCTAAGATCTAAATACAATATGGCAAACATAGTAAACTTTACCGAAAGACACGAAAAAGGTGGTTGGGCAAAATATTTGCCTGCCATCAGCGGATTCTATACAACACATTTAGGTAAAGATCTTGCAGATGAAAAATTTGTCCCATTTGAACGTCTTCCGAAGAATTTCGAATTCGGATTACAAGGACTTAATTTTCTTGATCCTGAATACAGTTATTTTACTTACAAGTACGGATTGTATTCAGCAGGACACGCCGAGCGCAAGCTAGATAGATGTGATGCCAGGGAGCCCATGATTCACAAACGTGATCGTGAGAAAACTGTCCTTGTTGGTGACTCTGGCGGATTCCAAATTGCAACAGGTGTCATTAAATTAGATTGGGCAACTGTTAAGACGCCCGCTGGTGATAAATTGCGAGAAGAAATTCTACGCTATTTGGAACATACAGCAGATTGGTCAATGACACTGGATGTACCTGCTTTTGCTGCACTACCACCGTTAAGTGAAAAGACAGGACTAACACAGTTCTCTGATTGTTTGGATGTCACTGTATATAATTTAGATTATTTCATGAAGCACAGAATACCTGGTGCAACAAAATTTCTTAATGTATTATCTGGTAGTGATAATGAAAATTCCAAGATATGGTATGAACGTGTTAAGGATTATAGTATCACTAATAAAGTAGTAGAAAAAGGATTTACAGCAGATCGTACATTAGAAGGATGGGCATTCGCAGGTATTAACATGAAGAACATGAAAACTGTTCTTGAGCGTTTGCTTGATCTACGTAGGGATGACCTGCTTAAAGATAAAGACTGGATTCACTTCTTAGGTATTGGTAGATTAGATTGGGCCTGTTACTTAACGTCGATTGAACGACAATTAAAGAAGCACGATAATCCAAATATCAATATTAGTTTCGACGCTGCTTCTCCTTTTGTTGCCGCAGGCGGCTATGCACTATCCTATAATTATAATAAGTTTGATGCAAATCAACTTACATATGCAATGGGTAGAGGAATCGATGATAAGGATTTAAAGGGAAGTACAGACGGTGTACCATTTCAGGGTCCGATCAATGATCGGTTGACAGTTGGTGATTTATGCGTAATGGGTCCGAACGATTTAAACAAGCATGGTAAGAAGGGTAAGACAAGTTGGGATACAACCACTTATGCACTTGTTATGGCACATAATGTTTATAATCATATTCAAGCAATACAAGAGGTTAATAGATTAGCTGATGTCGATTATTCTGTGCGCGATCAAGAAACAGTAAGAATGTCTGACTGGCAAGGTAAAGATGATAAGAATGTAAAAATGAATACGTTCATTCCTAACTCGATTATCTATTTTAATAAATTTGTAGATTTATTATTTGATCCTAAAAATCCAAATCCTTATGGTATGCTTGTTGAATATGAGGCATTTCTAACTAAGATTAGTTTTGGTGATAAGAAGGTACCGACGATGTTCAACAACCTCTTTGAGGAGCCAAAAGAGAAGAACAATAAAGATTGGATTCCCACAGGTGATGAACTTATCAATACTGATAATCTAGAATTGGTTATAGAAGCGGATCGTAGGACAGAGAAATTACGAGAGCTAGATGAATGAGAAACTGCAAAAACAACTTAGTGCCTTAGAGAACATGATTGGTATACAGTCGGATTCTGTATATGTAGGTGGATCGGGCGTAAACTATATGCATGGCATGCTGAATGGGCTCATATGTGCCCATTCAGTGTTTGCAGAGTGTAATCCGCAATTTGTATCGAGACCGCCAAGGCGTAGTAATCTAAACATCCGCCATAAGAGTCAGCAACCGAAGAGAAGGAAATAAATGACAAAGAAAATATGTATCTATCATGGCAACTGTGCCGATGGATTTACAGCAGCATGGGTTGTACGAAGAGCGTTAGGTGAAGATGTTGAGTTCCATGCAGGCGTATATCAAACACCACCACCAGATGTTACAGGAGCAGATGTCTATATCGTAGACTTTGCATATAAGCGTCCGGTAATGGAAGAAATCATTGCTAAGGCATTTAGCGTTACACACATCGACCACCATACAACAGCAATCATCGATTGCCAGGGTTTAGAAAAACAAATGACTACATTGTATAGTCTAGAAAACAACTTCAGTGGCGCCATGCTTACCTGGATGTTCTTTTTCCCAGGTGAAGATATTCCGCAAATTATCAAACACGTCGATGATAGAGATCGTTGGCAGTTTAAGATTCCATTTACGAAGGAAATCCAAGCATCAATTTTTAGCTATGGTTACACATTTGAAAATTGGGATATGTTGATGGAAGTTGACTTGCAAGAATTAATTACTGAAGGTAAGGCAATCGATCGTAAGCATCTTAAAGATATTCGTGAATTGATTGGCGTTATGCAAAAGAGAATGACAATTGCAGGATATGATGTTCCTGTATGCAACCTTCCATATACTATGAGTTCTGAGGCTGGACACATTATGGCAATCAACGAGCCATTTGCTGCCTGCTATTATGATAA